GCTCGGAGAGGAAGTCATCGCCAGGACCAGAAGCGGCAAAAGAGATATTCGGAAACATCTCTTTGTAATGCTTAACTTGTCCGTCTTTGTAAACTAACATTTTATTCTCCTAAATTAAGTACCGATGTCAGGTAATGCCGCAGTTGGAGGAGTGAACGCACTGGTATACCTAGCGATGCCTTTGGTGATGCGTAGGTCGTCTATAAAACCTTTCATTGGGTCGCCACCAGTGCGATTAGCTCCAACATACATAACGCTAGTTTGGTTAAAGTCTGTAGATACAGTACCAGTTCCATCGTTAGTGCCACCAATGTATATTTTGGTTTGGTTTGATCCTGTACCTTCTCTGACTACCGCAATATGATTCCAAGCGTTTGTCGTAATTGCACCAGAGGAAGTAATCGTGCTGGTTGCATAAGTAAAAACTACTTTTTCTGTGGTGTTTAAAGAGACAAGAAAACCAGTTGTAGACGTACCTTTAGCAACAAGACCACGATTAGAACCAGTATCACCACTTGCAAGATATACCCAGAACTCAATCGTAAAGTTACCCGTGCCTAGTTGTTGGTCTGGTGTATTTGGCATTAACAACCAATCACCAGTCCCATCAAACTCCATAGACCCAGTGCCATACTTCTTAACTGTGGTGTCAATCTGTGCGTTGCCAACAGTTTCGAGGTTGTTGAAACCTGTGTTGTCAAAGATGCCAGCGTTGGTGAAATTGCAGAGGAGTTCTGTTCCAGATACCGCAGTAAACGGCGCTGTCGGGGGAGTGAAGATGGAAGTACCAGTTGTAGTGGAAACCGTTTGGTAGTCAGCAGGGACAGACCCTTTAATGACCCGAACATTTGACAGATAACCCGTAATCGGGTTTGTAGCGGATTGAGTTGAACCTATTGCTAAAGTGTTGGTGATTGCATAGTTTTGAGTAGAAGTGCCAACACCTCGCAGTACACCATTCACAAATATGCGAGTGTCGTTTGTGCCTGTGCTTTGGCGGGTAACACAAATATGTTGCCAAGCATTTTGGATAAGAGTGAATCCTGTAGTAGAAACATCGTTACCCTGCGCCCTGCGGCCTAAACTAATGTTGCCGCTTTCCCAAATCACATACCAGTTTCCAGTTGAGTCGCCTATTAGCGGGTATTGCTGACTGTTAGTCGATTGCGGATACCACCAAAACTCAACGCAAAAGTTTCCAGTTCCTAAATCTAAGTCACCATTATCAGGAATAGTAAAATAATCCCCAGTCCCATCAAAGTACCCACTCCCACCATTCACAGCAGGGTCGTATGCAGTTGTGATCGGGAATGGGCTGAAGGGGGTTATCTGCGGAGTACCAGCAGCGATAGTGATTGTTTTTGGTGATGCGTTGTTGTCCACAAATCTGTTTGACTGAAGCATCAACACAGAAGTGTTAGCAATTGCAGTAAGTGGGGCGGTCGGTGGAGTGAACGCAGAAGTATAAACAGCGGCCTTCACAAATCGCATATTAGAAACATACCCAACAACATTCTGGCATATGTAATCTATTGCAGTTCCACCGTTGGCAACAAAGTTGTAGTTTGTTGTTCCCTCGCTTACACCATTAACATACAGAGTCGTTGTTGCTCCGTTTCTGACGGCTGCAACATGATACCAATTGTTAGGTTCAAATGTGTTTGTAGAAGTAACCTGAATACCTACAAAAGGAACATCAATCAAGAATTTTTTACTGGTGTTGTAAGTGACAGCACAACTACCATTTTTCAGCGCATACCAAAGTTCCACATTTCCTGATGCATTTGCAGGGTAAAACCAAAACTCAATTGTAAAGTTTCCATCTTGGTCAAATGCGGAGCCGCCAGGAACACTAAGCCTTGAACTACCAGGAAAGTAAACACCCCACCTACCATCAGGCTTGCTAAACGGACTGAATGATCCTTGGGTGGTGTTGCCGTTACGGGTAATTGTGAAGTTATTGGTCGAGGAATCTAAGAAGGTGTTGTTCTGTGCGCCATTAGTGCCGTCACCGTGGAGGAGCAGGACGGTGTTTTCAAAGTCAGCGTCCGTCGCCTCCCCTTCGGTTCCGCCAGCAGCGGCAAGCATTGAAATAAGATCAGCCATTATTTCGAGTCCGTAGAAGCAACCATTCCATGAATCGTTGTACCGGCGTCATAGGTCACAAATACCAGGATGTCTAGACCGTTTGACGTAAGAGCCGGTGCAACGCCACCAGACCAGTCCACATTCGACCATCCAAGGGTGAAGGCACCCCCATTGGTCAAAGCCACCACAGCGCCACTAAGCGTGTTTGATGGGCTTGCATTGGCAAAACTGAAGGTCACGTTGGCATTTGCCGTAGCCGAGAAGAAGTTGGCATTGGCAAGGTTGAACGTCGCGTTGGCACTAACGACCCCAAGAACCTCTCCGTTGATCGAATAGTCCTTGAGCGTGGGCCGCGTTGCCAATTTGTCTTGGAAGTCAATAGCAGCATTAGTCACCGATCCATTGCTGATCGTGACATTGTTCATTGTGCCGCCAGTGATGACTACGTTTGCCAGGCTTTCTGCCCCGTTGCCAATCCCATTGATTGCCACCGCAACCGTGGTGAAGTTGTTGTCCAGTTGAGACAACGGTATTGCCGCGTTAGCGGTTGCAAACGTATTAGGTATGGTAATTGGGAGTGCCATAGTTAGAACCTCGCTCTAAGTTCATGCTCAAATTGGAACCCATTGATTGTAAATGGGGTTGCATTGCTTGTGATAGTCATTCCAAGGTATTTGCCAAACATTTTGGCGTCTGATTTGTACAAGTAATATCCGGCGCCAGCACTGGTTCCAGTAATCCAACCAACGACTTGAGACAGGTTGTTGGTCCAGTCAATAGTCTGCAAAGAATTGTTGATCCAAAAGATCGTATTGGCGAAGTCGATTGCCGGAGACTGCTGAGACTCTGAATCGACATAGGCCGTCAACAAAATGGGAACATTGCCAAGAGTGGCCTCAATGCCAATTTTGAGCGCCTGCTTGTCTCGAATTGGGTCGCCCATAGGCAATAGTGCTGTCTCAATCTCTACATCCACTGGATTGGCTGCATTTTCGTAAAACTGATACAGGTTGTTCCCAGTGGTGCCGTAGAGGTTGAGAAAACCATCTTTAACTGCTGGCACCACAAAGTAAGCATCTGCTAGTTGGTTAGTAAAGAACCACTTACGCTCAAAGAACGCTGCCTGAATCCAGCGCGTTGTGCCGTTGTCGTTGTACTTGAAGTTGTACACGGCGCACAGGATGTTGTTAATCAGGCACTGGCCCCCAGAAACAGGGCTGTCAAAGTCGATCAGCGGGAATACCCCATCTAGCGGGTCACTGATCTTGGTCGTGGTAGCACCCACCAGGGCGTATACCCCGTACTCGTTCATAAACAGCACAGACCGAAAGTACGGAAAGATGGTGTTTCTGAGGCTGGAACCAATAGACGCCGAAACGTTGGTATTGGTAAACAGGGTCACGCCGGTTACAGAGTCCACCCGCACGTCCGAAAAGACGTTGATTGAGTCCTCGCCAAAGACGTACAAGAAGTTATTGGCTGACAGGATTCGGGTAATGTTGGTTCTCAGGGTCGAGTCCGAAATAGTCAAGAACCCGGCTGAGATGTTTGTAAAGTCGTTGTAGGTATCGGCTGCCGTGTAGAACGTGGTCCGATCCGAAGCAATCCAAGCGCGCCCAGAAAAGGTGGCTACGTCAGTGCCATTCTGGTCAAGAATTGAGCAAGTCACGTTGGCATTGCTGCCGCCGCCCGTAATCGTCACCGTGGGTGGGCTGGTATAACCAGTTCCGGCCTCGGTCACAATGATCTCCGAGACGGCGTTGGCAACGATGACCACCTCACCGGTGGCCTGCACTCCATTGGCCTGGTTAGGGGCGCTAAAAGAAACAGTGGTGTTGGCGGCGCTGTATCCGGTGCCAGGGTTGTTGATCGTCACCGTAACAACCGAGCCAATGTCAATCAGGTCTACGCCATCCCAAGTCTTGTACCCCCTGTCAGGGTCAATAATTAGAGCGCGCTCGTTCTTCCACTGGGTAATGGCGACGCCGGTATTGGAAAACGTATTGGCAGCGGCGATATTTCCCGTCGTACCAGTCGTAATGTTGACGTACTGAGCCGAGCCATCATCCTGAAAACCCAAAACGTACTCATTGTTTTGGATGTTGACCGAAGCCATGTAAGTCACATTGGCAGTCCAAGCAGTCGAATCCACCAACTGATTGCCCTCAATGATCCTCAGATTGCCAAAACCAATGGGCATGGCGTTCTCTAGCCAGCCAAACTCACCGTTTTCAATCACGGTGCGGTTGTTCTTAGTGTTTAGACCCTTAAAGTCCTTGACAACGGCGTACTGTTTCTTTTGCTCAACGGCAGCCATGTCAATACCCCGAGATGTAAGGTGTGGGTAGCCGTCGAGTAAAGGTTGTGTTGAGCGCCTGCATTACGTGCTTCTGATACTCCTGCTTGAGTATCTCTGCCTCGCCATAGGATTGCTCCTGGTACTTGGCTATGTAGGCAGCATAGAAAGGCACAGCCTCAGTAAAGGGCGTGGGCAGCGTTTCAACTGGGTCAGCATCGGTCAAAGGCGGCTTTAGCACCACCGTGTCCAACTCAATCAGGTATGCCTGATCGGGCTTGGGACCAATAAATATCTTTTTGGGGCCATACATGGAAAATCCCACGGGCCTGCCGGTGTAGTTTTGCCAGAAACGTAACTGGGCATTGAAGTTTGACCAAGCCATGTAGTACATGGGAACCCGAGAGTTACCCCAGTACAGGTTGATCGTTAGAACATCTATTGTGTCCGTGCCCTCGGGCAGGTCAGCAAAGTCGATGGTTTCTACGTTGTAGACCGTTGTGTAGGTCTGCAAGATACGGTTGCAACCCGTATCCTGAATAAGGTGGTTGCGTCCGTCGTTGATGTAGTCCGTTAACTCTTCGTTGGTCCAGAAGTTTGCGTTAACGTCATGCAGCAATCGACGGGTTTCTGTAATGTAACCCGATAGAGTTGTTGCCATTATTACTCATCTGTTGATGATGGCACTTTCGCCGCAACCCGTGCTTTAGGCATGGGTGCGGCTACTCGCTCCACCACGGGGGCTGACACGTGGACGGGTTTGGAAGACTCACGGCTGAATGAAAACGTAGCCAAACGTTCCATTGCAATAGAGTAGTCTGTACTCATCTTCATCCAGCCAAGCCTTACAAGATACGGCTCTTTATTGTCATCACCATAGCCAAATATGTGCTTTGCAGCAATTTCGGGCACTTCCACTTCTTCGCCACACGCAAAGTTATAGGACACGCCATCAAAGGCGTCTACAAGGGGATTGCTCCCGTTATTGCGTACAAAGATATTTGTCATAGCGTCACAATGTCACCAAAAACATAAACATCAGCGGTAGCCGCTGCACCTTGGGGCGTCGTTAAAGACAGGTAAATACTCTTGGCGGTAAGAACATCACCACCAGAGGTGTAGCCAGACGCAATGGTCAAGTCAATAAACTTGCCCGATGCAGTCAAGCCACTGTATGCCTGCCCTGCTGCGACAATTGCCGTTCCACCTTTGCTGACCTGTGGGTAAATGCCCCCAGCAGCCGTACTCAGGCTGATAGAGGCATTTGTAGCCACAATTCGACGAATGATGTACTTGGCAGGCGCAGAGAAAATAACGATCTGCTGATCCGCAGTGGAGTTCATGTCGGCGCTAATCAATTGCCCCAACAGGATTTGTCCAAACCTATTGGGTAACTGGGTACCTACGCTGTTAGCGTCCATGATCTCTCCTTATGCGTAGGTTTCGCCAGCAGCCTCGCCGCCGTTAACATTCAACACGTTGACGTTGGCATTGCCAGAACCGGCATACTCGGTCAAACGCACGTTTACGCCATCAGAGATGACCAAACCGCCAGTGCCGCCAGCATAGACGTTGGCAAACGCATTTCCGTTGGAATTGTTGTTTACCTGAATCGCAACGTTTGCGGTTGGGTAAACATAATACGCACCAGCAGGAACAACGGTCGAGGACGAGTTAGCCACCGCGATTACGTCTGCCTGAAAGTAAGCACCGTCAGTGTTTGCATTTGCACCAGCGAGAAGGATTTTGTTAGTTGCTAATGACATGATTCCTCCTTACAGGCTAAGTGAGTTGTAGCCGGTAATCTTCGTCATGGCCTTTGGCTTGGTGTTGACGAGTTCAGCAATCATCAGCACGGCACCAACATAACCAATCTGGAAGTTCGGCAGGGTGGACTCAAACCCAGTGAACGCAAACGATGCCTGCTCATGGATGTAGAGCGACATGTAGTTGCTGTTCAGGAAGTACAGAGTACCTTCTGGGCAGTAGGGGTCCGGATAGATGGGCACACCAGCAA